AAGAACGGCGTAGAGATATACGAGGGGGACTTAATTAAAGACTCCTATACAATCGACCCAGCTACTATTTTTGAAGTTGTTTATCATCTTGGTGGATTTACTGTAAAGAATATAGACTCTAAGTATGCTCAACCAGCAAGCAATGATTACTTCAGGGCGTTTCAAGATAAATGTGAAGTCATAGGCAACATATACGAAAACCCTGAACTATTAGAAGCTAACGAACTAAAGGAGAATAACTAGATGACACAACCAACCAAAAAACAGCAAAGAGGAGAGGCGTGGACAGCCTACTGCGATATCATAAAATCAGCAGATAAAGCCTACGCAGCCAAACTGAAAGAGATAGATGCCCAGCCAGACGAAGTTGAACAAATAAACGCCCAACCAGACAAAGCTGCACAAATCATCACCATTAACGGCAGACAATATAAGTTGATTAAGGAGAATAAGTAATAGCGGCTTTTTATTCTGAATGGTGAGGTAAGTGCGATGTCAGTCTTGCCTCACCAATAGGGTTTGAGAGCCTTTAAACAATACGACCAGTCCTGCCAGACTGGTCGCTTTGGTGTATTAAAAGATTATTAGAGATAATGGTTGTAAACGGTATACCGTTGTGCTATACTTATAGAGTAATAAAGGAAGCATAGAAAGGCAAAAAACCTATGAACTACCAACGACAAACCTCAAACGTAATAAACGGATCATCCTTCCAAGGATACGCATACGCTACAAAGCAGCAATTAATAGACGTATTTGGCGCTCCAGAGCTATACAGCAGCCCTGAGAGCAAGACTACCCACCAATGGGTAATAAACATCGAAGGAGTACTCTGCACCATATACGACTACAAAGAGAACCTAGACACCGGCAAAATAGAGGCTTGGCACATAGGAGGCTTTGTAGCAGCCGCTAGCACACTTGTAAACCTAGCACTCAAAAACGAGGAGACTCTATAATGACATACGAGCAACGATACGCCGCACTAGAGCTTGGAGACAAGCTCGCGGCATTCGCTACCGAATACGACCTGCCGGATACATGGATAAAGGGTATGTATAGCCGGGCGAAGCTCGCCGCTCAAAAGAGTAAGGGTGTAAATATAGACGAAGCATAAAAACGTGACCTGAGCATATAACGCAACTTCTGTTGCCGGTCCTAAAACTACTCTGCCTTGATTTACATCGTATATAGGGCTTTTTTATATTTAAAGGATAATTATTACAAAGGCGATTGTGCCGCGCTTTAAATATCTATAACAGTTTTATTCCAACAAACCGGTCCATTGGCTAATTTATGGGCTACACGGGGCTCAAGAGATTGACCATGCCCGAGCAGACTTCCAGCATCGTCATCGTGGTCAACTAGGCTTGGCATCGTATAGTATACCGGCAGCCTGTTGCGCTGATAAAATAAGCCTATTCTCATATCGTATAGCTCGGTCCTACCTTCGATAAATTCAAGCATTGGATCTATATGGTCCGAAGGTATTAATATGCCAACTCCCCAGAACAACAGCCAGTGGGTAAGCCAAGTGGCGTGATAAGCCTTATCTACAGCCAGCTTGACCCTTTTACCCATTGGGCGCGAAGTACCAGTGTATAGCGATATAAGCGTCTTAAGCGGCACGTTCTCAACAGCTCCCTTTACGTTGGTATAGAAGTCGGGCGAAAGTATAGCATCGTCTTGTACTACAATATGCCACTCGCCTTTACCAATACCGGCTCGGAGCGCCCTCTCGCCGGTGTGCCATTCATCATTAAGCTCATCCCAAGTAATAGTTACTTCTTTAAAGGGGTACTTTTTTAATTCAGCATATATAGCCTTTGCCGCTTTAGCGCGCTTTGGATGTGCCATAACGGTGATTGTTATGTTCACTTGCCGTATCTCCTCAGCCACCTTTGGTAATCAGGGCTGTCCATAAACTTGAATTTATTGTATTTTTTATTAAATATATAAACATTGCTCCATTTCATATTATCTGTGGCGTTCCTCGGCAGGCTTCTTAAAGTAATTGAGGTAAAGTGGTCCACTACAGACTTATAAACCAACATTGGCATAACCCCCTCAGCCTTTACCTGCTCTATGACCGCATCATCGCTACACCAGAAACTTACATCGGTATCAAACCCACCTATTTTATCCCAGAGTGTCCGGCGGATCATAAAGCACCAACCTGAAAAGTGCATAGATGTTACATAGCCGCTTGTGTTCTTTTTAATATTGGACTGTCTAGGATCGCTTGGCTCGCGAGGGCTTACTACATCATTATTAGCCGCCAATAGGTGCTCGAGCCATCCTTCATTAAATACTAAATCGTTATTAGCCACCATTATCCATTCAGCGCTGCCGTTACTCGCTCCAAGGTTTGCAAACTTATTATAATTAAAAGTTACTCGGTGTTCTATCACTGTGGCGTTTTTATAGGCGCTATGCACGCCTCCCTCTATAACAATAATGTTTACAGGTATATTACCTGCCCCGGCTATACAAGAGTCGATAGCACGCTGTGTCATGAGGTGTGTGCGCCCTTGGTCAGCCTTTGAGAGTATTACCACATCAACGACTGCCGGTCCACCTGTGGACGCAGGTACAGCCGTATCAATAACCTTAAGCTCAGGCAGTTGAGGTGTTGCAGGTCTTGTTTCTGTAGTACGAGGATCATAGTCGTAATAGTAAAGTACGCGGTCTATCCTATGCTCGGTCTTAATAAAGGGCAATAAATCCTTGCTATATGCAGCATCCTCGCCAAACAATATGTCTGGAAACTTAGCATTTAACGACACTGAACGCTTGATGCAGCATATATGATTAGGGATGCGGTAGTAGCCTGCACCCGAATTATAATCCCTTTTGTGTTCCTTAGAGTAGTTGCATAGCTTCCCACCGTCACCGTTAAGGGTAACCATTGCATCAAAGACTATACTATCTGCGCCTGTTGAGGTAGCCTCTAGCAAGCTAACTATATAGTCATCGCTCACACGATCATCATCATCAACAAAAACAATATAATTACCCTGCGCCATCCCAACTAATAGATTGCGCTTGTGTCCTAGCACCTGCTTCTTGTTGTCAGCCAGCACTATTATTTCAACGCGCGCTTGGTCGGCTACGGACAGCGCCTCGTACTGACCGAACAATTGGCGCTCAATATTGATTAAAAAGGTATCAAAGCGAGTGTGTACGCTGCAAACTAGTACTGTGAGGTCTATCATCATTTATTACTCCATTTCATAACATTATAAATAATTATAACACGCGCCGGAAAGCGCCCGGCTAGCCAATAAAATAAATAATTATTTTTTCATTTATAAATAAATTAACAGAGGTCAGACTATACATAACATAGGGGGGGAGGTAGCCCTTCCTTTCTCCCACCGGGACTCCGCTGTATAAATACCTAATTTGTGGGGCTGACTTTGCCAAGCGTTTTATGAGTATCGCAAAAAAGTGTTATTATTAATAATATGAAAGGCATTTCACTTACTTTTACCAAACAGGTCGCAGGTGCAGTTGATGCATTTAATAACCCCACATATACGACTACTGATATCGTAATAGATGATTGTTTGATAGCTCCAATATCTGAACCTACGACTGCCCGAGAACAACAGGCTATGGAGCAAAGCCGCGATCAAGTGCGCATACATATCTCAAGGGCTAGTACCGCTGACGTAAGCGACTCCGATGTAACATGGGACGGCAAGGTCTTTCATCTAGATAGCGATAGCGTTGTCTTTATGCAGGAGAATACGCCGACACGCTGGAATAGGTATATAAGAGGAGAATGTATTAATGGCTAATATTGAAGCAACTGTTATTACTTGGCTTAATACTGTATTGCCAACTGGATGGGTAGCATACGGCGATAAACCAAAAACAACTCCGACCAAGTATGTTCTAGTGGATCGCACCGGCGGTCCGCGTGAGTCTATGGTATTAGATCGAGCCGTTATACTAATCGAGTTCTATCACAAGAGTAGCCGGTCCGAAGCTAGCGAAACAGCAAATGCGATTGCAGACATCATAATTCAACTAGAGGCTTACAATAATGATGTTACCCACGCCAGTGTAAATTCACTTGTTAATCTAGACGATACGCTTGCGCAGTTCCATCGCTATCAACTTTATATAGATGCATTTAACCGGCGCTAAAAAATACTTGTTGTATTAATCCCGATTATGTTATATTAGAAATAGTCAGAAAAAACGGGTTACGCCCCGGAAAGGAAAAGCGGAGATGACTGAATACTTTACAAAAGACGGCGATGATTATAAGAAGGTCGATGACCAACTTATGACTCAATCTGAAATAGAGTCTACATTCCTGCCAAGTCGATTACAACGCGAGCGAGCAAAATTTGCAGACTATGACGATTTAAAAGAGAAGGCTGGAACTGTTGACACCATTAAGACTGAGTACGAAGTCAAACTTACTGCTGCAAGTTCTGAAAATACAGAACTTACGAAACAGCTCGGAGCTGCAAAGCTCGAGACCGATAAGGTTAAGATTGTAAGCGAATTTAAACTGTCTGATGAGCTAGCCGAGTTTGTCACAGGCGATAGCGTTGAGGATATGCGTAAGCGAGCTGAAAAGCTGGCGAAAGGTGTTACCGGAGGCGGTGTGGTAATTGACAAACAGCAAAAGCCATCTGACGATAAAACAGATGCAAAAGCTCTTGCTGGTAAGTTATTCAGGAATAAGTCTGACGACTAAAACCTAACTTATACTTATTGTATAGAAAGAATTTAACGTTATGGCAAATCCGCTTTTAACAACTGCCCTTGACCTTGCTAATCATACTGGCGAGTCATGGACAAAGAACATTCGTGGTGGTGTGCTTGCTCGATTAGCACCATCCCTACCTCAAATCAAAGTTGGTAGCACAGATCATTTTACCTTTACTGGCACTCCGAAAGCAGAGCTGGTTGGTGAGGGAGCAAATAAGAGTTCTAACGATGGTACACCTACTAAGGTTGTTGCAAAGACTTACAAGGTCCAAGTAACATATCGTTTCAGCCAAGAGCTGATGTTTTCTGATGAAGATTATCAAGCAGGAATTGTCGACAGTCTAGTTGCAAACGTTGCAATCGCATTAAGCCGAGCATTGGACTTGATCGCCATTCATGGTATCAACCCAAAAACTGGCGAAATCTCTGCAAGCGTTTCAAGTTACTTTGACAAAGCTGGTAACGGTGTAAGTCGAGTAATCGGTACTGGAGACCCACAGGCAGACATCGAAACTGCTGCCGGTGACCTTCAAGAAGCTGGTTATATCGCAACTGGTATCGCGTTTGATCCACTATATGCTGGAACGCTAGCTCGCAGTAAAGACAGCCAAAACCGACCTCTATACCCAGAGCTTGGTCTAGGATTTGGCTTTGAGACCTTCCAAGGTTTGAGTGCAGCCTCTAGTGACACAGTAAGTGGTCGACAGGAACTTGAACCTTCCGAAGTAAGCATTGATGCTATCCTTGGTGACTTCCGAGCCTTCCAATGGGGAGTTGCACGTGAAATGCCACTCGAAACAATCGAGTTTGGTGATCCTGATGGACTTGGTGACCTTAAGCGAACCAATGAAATCGCTATCCGCGCAGAAGCAATCCTTGGATTTGCAATCTTTGACGGTAGTGCTTTCAGCATCCTGTCCCGACTTAGCGCAAGCTCTTAGTAGCCTAGCTTATAGAGATAAAGACCGCACGCGCGGTCTTTTCTCTTTTGTGATAAAATAACTATATTATGACAGCACGCAAAATACCCTATATAAACAAATTTGACGGTACTGTAGTTGTTCTTACTAAACAGGCAGCAAAAAGACTTAGCGAAGATTGGGATGAAGTAAAATTTACTAAGAATAAAGATGGTGTTGATGTTATGCGACTCCAACTCGCAAATGCGACTGTCGATATATTTGAAAGTGAAGAGGCTACTGAAAATGTCAACTCAGATACAAAGTAAATATATATCCGATCTAGCGGTACTCAAGACTAAAGAATTTAAAGAGGTCAAAGAACTTCTTATTGCTAGCGAAATAGTTGGTTCAGATAGCCTGACTGTGGTTGATGCACAATCCATTGCTGAAATTACTGCCGCACTAGACGATGCACAGGCTTCTAGGTTCATAGACGTACTTATAGCCACTAAAGAACCTGCACGCTCCACAGCGTATTCAAAACGCCGCGTGGAGCGTACAATAAACGCTCTAGATGAAATAAAGGCTACTATAGATGATTGGGACTTCTAATGAATTACGGATCTTTAAATAAAAGTATAATTAAAAAGGTCTTGCTGGCTCTGGCTCTTATTAATAACCCAGAAATAGCACCAGAGGTCCGACAACTTAACCAAGAGATATTATTTAGAGAAGTTGGTCAAGCTGTTTATACTAAAGTCTATGATATGAATGCCTTTGACTTCGAGATTGCTTATACTAGCGGTCCGGGGATGGATGATCGTTACTATGGTCTTGCAAAGGTCGCAAGTGCAAGTGTTGCAACCGGCGCTCTTGGCATTGATGAATATGTAAAAAACTATCTTGATAATGTTGCTGGTCAAGCTCAGCGTGATGCAACAACAACAGCGCGTCAAAGCGGCAAGTTTCCGACAGTAACACGAAAAACAGTCGGCGAAACTTGCAAATGGTGTCGCTCTAAAGCTGGGTCATATACAAACCCACCAGGAGATGTATTTGCGCGTCACGGCGGATGCGATTGTACTATCACAACCGAGGGCTTTAAAACACGAAATGGATTATTGAATAATTATGTCAAACCTAAAGACCGTTGAGCTAATACTTGAGGGCAGCGTTCCTAGTAAAAAGAACTCAAGAATTAACAGAGGCGATGGTAAGTCTTTCCCGAGCAAGAAGTATATGGAGTGGCAAAAATATGCAATACAGCAGGTAAGAATTCAGACAAGAGAGCGCTTTTTTGAGCCTGTGTTCATTGAAGTCATTATATACTTTGGTACAAACATAAGAGCAGACCTTGACAATAGATTAACCAGTATACTTGATATGCTTGTAGAGTGCGTTATACTTCGTGATGACAAGTGGCAAGACGTTCCTAGGATCGCTGTCGAGGCAGAGCATAGACCAAGAAAGCCCGGCGCTTTTATTCGAATATCAGAGCTATCAGTTCCTAAGTAAACCCCATGTGATACAATTAAATTATCTGTTATAATAATAACCAATAACAAATACGCTTACGGAGCGGCAAACCCGGCTAAAAAGGACAGCAATGGAAACAACTCCGCAAAGCCCATATCTCCAAGAAGCAAAAGAACTCTCATTAGAGCTTTTAAAACTCTTAAGCGGTAAATCGACTACTGTCCAAACAAAGTATGACTATTATAACGCGGACATTGATATTCGCGACTTTGGTATATCTACACCTCGGAGCATGATAAACTCTCGCCCGGGCATTGGTTGGGCTAGCAGAGCGGTCAATACTCTTTCTGACCGCGTTATATTTGACGGCTTTGCTAAAGATACGTTCAGCATAAACTCTTATATGCAATCTATAAATGGATACAGTGTTATTGCACAATCAAAACACGACAGCTTTATTGCAGGTTGCTCATTCGTTCTAGTTTCAGACCATAAGGATGGTAGAAAAATAATCGTTCCTTTCACTGCCCTAGAAGCAACAGGAGTTGTTGATCAAACAAGTGGCTTGCTAAAATATGGATTGGTTGTTACTAAATGGAGCATGACATCAACAGATGCAGCTACTACGACCAAAAAAGGGTACTCCCCTGCCGATTATATGGTACTTACACCCAACTTTACTGCAATATTCATTAGTCGCACAATATCTGAAATAAGGATTAACTCAACCGGGCGGACTCTACTACACGCTATTACCCACCGATCAAGCGCCGAGCGCCCTCTTGGTAAGTCTAGACTAACCAATACAGCACGCCGTATTATTCAGGAAGTCGGGCGGTTAAAGAGGCGAGAAGAAATAGCCGAGGAATTCTACGCATTGCCACAGCGATACATCAACGGTTTAGCTGAGGGCGCTAAAAAAGACGCAAGCCTCGACTCTGCAATCGGTAAGATATGGGCTATTACAAAAGACGATGAGGGCGATAAGCCCGAAATTGGTCAGCTTCCACAAATGAGTATTAGCCAATTTAGTGATGCCAAGAAAGACAAAGCCCGAGACTTCTGTGCAGAGACGGCTCTATCGCTTCGCAACCTAGGATATGAAAGCGGCAATCCTTCCAGCGCGGAAAGCCTAGCGGCTATGTCTGATGATCTCTTGCTAGAAGCTACAAAAAGCCAAATTGAAATGGGCGATCAAATTAAAAACATTATTGTAACATTGCAACTAGCTATAAATAAGAACAGCGAAATCCCTGTCTTACTTAATGAACTTGTACCTGCTTGGAAACCTATATTTCAAGTGGATGTCGGCTCGGCAGGCGATGCCATGTTTAAGCTATTTGAAATCATGCCTGAGTTGCAAGGCACTATCGCAAGTTATAGGATGCTGGGAATAGGTATCAGAGAAGCCGAAGAGCTAGCAGCAAAAAGGATTGCAAATGGCAATGCAGCTTTTATGAATAATCGGGGGATAGTGTAATGGCGCTTACACCTTTTGCAACTGCCGTACAATTACAGGCATACTGGAGACCACTAACTGCTTCAGAGACCTCTAGAGCCAATATTATGCTAACCCTAGCCAGTAACCGCTTAAGAGTAATAGCCGAGGATGTATCAATTAATCTTGATACAAAGAAGGATGCAAGCGAGGCTTATGCTTCTACACTCCAATGGGTAACGATGGAGGCTGTTAAGCGCGCACTTCAAACTCCAACAGATCAACCACCTGTAGAAACTTGGGCTCAAACTGCCGGTCCATATTCAGAGAATTATAAGTACACAAATCCAAGTGGTGATCTCTGGTTTAAGAAAACAGAGCTTTCAGCACTAGGTATATACGGCAGTCAGTCTTTATCTAGCATACTAAGCACTAATGAAGCAATTTATTCATAATCTATAATTATAGATATTCAATAAATAAAAACAGTGTTATAATGGGCGCATAAAGCAGAGCTATCCATTTGGAAGGTTGTGCCGATAAATTGTACAGGAAACTTAATCATGAATGATGCTGATAAAGTTTCGTTTGGTAAGCCAAAAGCTACAGGAGCGGTATTTGTCGCACCTGCAGGTACTACCGTCCCAGCTGACGCAACCACTGCACTAGCAGTAGCCTTTAAGGGCTTAGGTTATGTGAGCGAAGATGGATTGGTTAACTCGGTTGAGGCTGATACGTCAAATGTTAACGCATGGGGTGGAGACTTAGTATTAGTCGGTCAAACTACCTTTACGGAGATGTTTACGGTCAATCTAATCGAGACCAACGCGGAAGCATTAAAAGTATACTATGGTGAGGACAATGTTGTAGTCAGCGGCACTGACATTACAATTACACAAAACAGCGATATGCTGCCTAATGTAGTTGTAGTCTTTGAGCTAGTATTGACCGGCGGACGCATCAAGCGTATCGTTGTGCCAAATGCTCAAATTGCTGACCGAAGCGGCGAAATCACTTACGTTGATGGCGAAGCTATCACATACCCAGCTGTATTTACAGCATACCCAGACGCGAGTGGCAACACTCACACTGAGTACATTGCGGTATTGGGCTCATAGTCAATTAGTATATGGCAATACGCGCCCAGCCTAGTGTTGGGCGCTTTTGTTGTGTTATAATATCGACACAATACTAAGAAGTGGAGGATAAACATTATGGCTGATACAAAAACGCCAACTGAAGATATTAAAAGTACAATTCAAGAGCTAGAGTTTGATGGCTACAAATTTACTGTAGACACTGATTTACTAGATGATGTTGAGGCATTTGAAAATATTGATCGTATAGAAAACAAAGGTCAAGTAGCTGCTATTGTGCCACTCTTGCAATTTCTCATTGGTGCAGATGGCTATGACAAAATGAAAGCCCACTTCGTGGCTACAGAAGGGCGCTTCAGGGTAACAAAACTCTCAAAGGTATACCAAGTCATTATTGAGAACTTCAACCCAAAAGACTAGCGCTTCTAAAGGTGCGCTGGCAGTACTTTGATGAACTAGAGGCAGACTTTCAGGAATATTACAATCTAGATATTGCGCAGGTTAAGTCAGAACGAGCGGCGCGACTTCTTTTTCAATTACCACACAAAAGCCGGGTCTATACGGCTATCTCACCTGCAAATACTTGGGGATGGGAAGAGGTACTCGCCAATAAGACAGCCCACTTGTTGGAGCTATTAGTCTGGATGAAAACTAAAGATGCCCAAAAGAAATCCCCTAGAAATAAACCGAGACCATTTGTGCCTGAATTTATGAAAAAGAAAACAAAGCCAAGCCCTATAAATAATGGTTCGATAGCCGCCTACTCCGAAGAGATCAACGATATACTCTCAAGACCTCGTGTATAAATAACTTATACACCGAAAAGTTAGAGATGTTTGTACTTAAGAGATATTTAAAACCATCTCTAACTTTTTAATAATAGGTCAAATTATCTGCCTTATGTTCGTATTTTGTTCGCTCCCCTACTCCGCTTAAAATTAAAAATAAAAAACACTTACCCCTATAAACTCGCTTTTAATGCAAGAGTATAGCCGGAGTAGGGGACTATGCTATACGCGTGAGCTATAATATAGATATGGATAAAGATATATCATTTCAACTAGATACAAAAGGCGCTGAGGATATACTCACAAAACTAGCTGCTCCGCAGGTAAAACAGTCGGCTGATGCTATCTCTGCACGCGCTAGAGCTATGGCTTCAAAGCTAACGACCAACCCACCTGATATTAATGTGACCACAGCAGTCGGTACTATAAGGCGAGGTAGCAGAGCAATTGCCACAGTTCGCGCTTCAGGCGATGATGCGCACTCAAATTATATCGGGCATATAGTACTTGCAAAAGCAAGAGATGCTGGGCGTTTAAACTAGCTATATGTGTTATAATTTCTTTATATACTAATACGCCAACGGTTGCGGTAAAACTGGCTTAAGAAAAGGGTGACCCAACCAAATGGCTAACATCGGCACTGCCTACATAAGAATTGCGCCAAATATGACCGGCATCCAAGGCAAAATCGCCAAGGGGATGAAGGGCGCTGGTGGTCAAGCTACAGCACAGCTTGGTTCTGAGGTAAATGCTAATTCTGGTCCTTTTCAGAAAGCAATCGGCAAACTAGGCGGTATCGCAAAGGTCGGCGGTCTTGCTATAGCCGGTGGCATAGCTGCAGGAGTTGCTGGGCTAGGTGCATTGACCGGCAAGGCACTTATGGCAGGTGCAGAGCTAGAGCAGCAGCTAGGAGGCGCTGAGGCGGTATTTGGAGAATATGCAGATAGCATTAAAGAAAAAGCAAAGGATGCTTACTTTCAAGCCGGTTTATCTCAAAATGAATTTTTGCAGGGCGCAAACAAGATGGGATCACTATTTCAAGGTGCTGGTTTTAGCGTTCAGGAGTCAATGGACATGTCATCGGCATCTATGCAGCGAGCATCAGATATTGCATCAATCATGGGTATCGATACAACTGCAGCTCTAGAAGCCGTGACAGGAATGGCAAAGGGCAACTTTACAATGATGGACAACCTAGGTGTTGCCATGAACGATACAAGCCTAAACGCATACGCACTTGAAATTGGTCTTGGAAAGACAACTGCGCAAATGTCTATACAGGAGAAGGTCGGGCTAGCAAATCAATTATTCCTGCAAAAGACTGCAAAATATGCCGGAAACTATGCAAAAGAAAACCAAACATTATCTGGCTCGCTTAACTCTACCAAGAAGGCATTTGACAACCTATTAACAGGCAACGGTGATATGGAGGGCTTTATGGAGCTACTCATTAATACTATTGAGCTCGCTGTGCCGCGTATAGTGGACATACTTCCTAAAATTGTAACTGG